GAAAGCGGTCCTTGTTTTTGACGACCAGCGCGCCCACGACGAGGAGGGCGGCGATGGCGACGACGGTCACCCAGCTTTGGATGGAGCTCTGGTCGTCAACGACCTTCATCGACAACGCCCCGAGGGGCGCCTCCGCGGGCGTGGTGATGGTGTTCGTTCATGGGGGATGATGGCGAAAATTCTCGGAAATGTGCAGCCCTGTGATTAATTTCCGACCATGCGGCAACAGTTTTCCGACCACCCTGCGCAAACACCAAAAGCGCGGTCCGCGCCGCGCTTTTTGAAGACCTCCGTGATCACCACGGGGTCGTAGGACGAAAAGAACTAGCCGGACTGGTACAGCCGCCGCGCGTCATCGAGCGCCAGCTCGGCTTTCCCTTGCCGCATACGCACCGCGTTGTGCGCAGACCACCACCAGTGGACAAACTCCTCAACGCTGCCCACGGCCGACGGATGCGCGGCGAGGTAGGCGCGCCAGTGTCGGCGGCAGTCGCAGAGCGGCGGGAGCCGGTCCGTGATCGAGGCGACCAGATCGCGCCGCTCCTGCTCCGTCGTGAGGATCGCCGCCTGGCTGTGAGCCTCGCGCCACAGCGGCGGCCCCCAATCACCGCCTGGCGCGGCCGACCGCTCGGCACGGGCCACGCGATAACCTTTGCCCACCGTCACCACCCTCGCCTGATCGCTGCCTCGGATCACAAATTCCCCGTGCGTCGTGGCCACAGTCGCCTCGCGGCCGGGCGGCAGCTTCGCCGCGAGGCGGGCGAGCACGGCGGCCACCTCGGGCGGCGTCACAGCGGCCGGCATCGGGCCGCGATGCGGACGCAGCTCCCACGGCCCCGCCGCCACGAACCGCCGCTCGAAGTATTCGACCACGGCCGCGCTCCCCAGGCTCTTCCCATCGAGGCAGACGAACTGATTCCCCTCACTCTTCTCCCGCACGACCTCGGCGGATGGATGTCCGCCCAGCCAGCCCCGGATGCGCGCCGAGTCGAGCGGCTCGCTCTCCACGCGCGCCGCGTTCAGGAGCGTGCTGAAAATGGTCATCCCTGGACCTTCGCCGAAGGCAAAGCGCAGCGCCGCCTGGCACCATTCCTTCCGCAGCGGATACGGGATGTGCCCCTCGAAGGCCCTCGCCGGCAGTCCCGCCGCTCGGAGCACCCGCCCGGTATTCGTCAGCCGCGCCGCCCACGACTCTTCCCCCGGCTTCCCCGCGCCGATCTCGCCGGTGTGCCAGTGGCGAAAATCCTCGGGCCGCGAATCGCGGACGAGCAGATGATCGTCCGAGCACAGGATGAATGGGTCGCTGAGTTCCGGTTCCATCGCGAGCCGCGCCGCCTTGGCGAGCAGGTTTGCGTCTTTGTTCCGTGAATAGGGATCGGGCCACGGGACGCAGCGCACCTGGCTGCGGTCGATCCAGTCCGGGATGTGGCCGATGATCCAGAGCTGCGCGTCGGCATGGTAGTGGCGGCGGAAGGAGCGCAGGCTCATCCGCAGCTCCCAGTCGTCCGCCTCGCTCCCGCTCCCGAGCATCCAGGCCACGTCCACCCGCACCGACGATCGCGCGGCCACGGGTGCGGAGACACGAGACCGCCGCCCACGGGTTTTCCACGCCCCGGCGTAGTGGTGAATGCCGGCGGCGCGTTCCCGTTCCCCTTCATTCCTGGGGTCGAAGATCGGGCGGAAGAGCGTGACGAGCTGCGCCTGCCAGGCGCGCCCGATGCACTGGCCGACGCGGTGAATTTCGCGATGCTCGTAGTTGCCGTTGAGCCACCAATGGATTGCCCGCCGGAACATCTTCGGGCCAGTCGCCTCGAAGACATAATGATCGAACGCTTTGCCCGGCGCCGGCGCGGCGCGCGTCTCGCGGGCGAGCCGCTGGCAAATGGTCGTGATGAATGGATGCCCGCGCGGCGAGACGATCCATCCGTTGCCCGCCCACCCTTCGCGCTCCTCGTGGAAATGCACGCTCTCCGGCTCGAAGTGCTCCTCGTAATTCGCCAGCGCCTCGATGTCGTAGTCCGCATACATCCCGCCGAAGAGCCGGAGCAGCTCGTAACGCAGGAGATCGCTGCGCAGGCCGGGGTTGAGCGAGCGATCGAGGATCATCCGCCCGCAGAGCAGCTCGCCCGCGAGCGCCGGCAGATCGGCCTCGCGCCACTCGCGATGTTCCCACGCCGGGTAATGCTCGCGCCACGTCGCCGCCCACGCGGCTTCGCGCTCCGGCAGCGGGTTCGGCCCGAGCCAGATCTGGTGCAGGATTTTCGGCACGCTCATCTCGCGCAGGGGTCGGGTTCGCATTCACCGTTCGGGCCGGTCGGGGCCTGATCGCTCGGGCAGCAGCAGGTGAGGCCGAGCGCCTTGCGGCCGGGGCAGTCGCACCCGTCCTCATCGAGCCCTTCGCAGATGCAGTAGCTCGGAATGGTCACGCTCCCGGCGCAGGCGAAATCATGATCCAGCGCCGACCCACACCAGAATTCCACATCCACGGTGAAGTCGCCCGCGCAGGTGCAGGGCCGCGAGAATTCCGCCGACGCGTTCTCCCCGTGCCCCGTCGCGATCGAGGAGCCGCCGATACTGATCCGCCATTCCCAACTGCCCCGCGTGCAGCTCGCGCAGATCTCGGGCGTCGAGACCACCGCCTCGACCGCGAGCGTGATCGTCCCCGGCGGGCTCGTCTCGCCGCCCACGCACGGCGTGGTCGCGAGCCCTGCCACCTCGACATGGCAGCACCCAGCCGGACCGCCAGGACTCGAGGGCGACGACGAGCTGCCGCCGTCGTCCGGCCCATCCGGTCCACCGCCGCCCGATCCGCTCCCGCCGCCGCCGCCGCTCCCGCTCGGGTGAGAGCCCGAGCCCGAGGGCTGACTGCGCGAACCGCTCGACGGCGACGAGCTGCTCCCCGACGACGAACTGCCCGACGAATCGCTGCCCTGCGACGACCCGCCGAGATCGACGCAATGCTCGTCGCTCAAATCCACATCGAGGTCGCACCGGATCAGCACCGTCGCGCCATCGAGCACGCGCAGCCACAGCTTCACGAGATGCTGAAAGCACGTCGTATCCGCGAAGATCGTCTCGCGGGCCAGTGGCGCCGAGTCGTGGCAGTCGCGCGCCGTCAGCACGTTGTCCACCGCGAGCAGCAGCCGGCCTGTGTCCGCATCTTCGCTGCGCACCTCGTAACGCAGAGGCCGCCCGCCCGCCCGCGCCCGCAGCCAGGCCGGCGGCGCGGCCCAGCCGATCCGCAGCTTCACGATCCGCTCGCACCCGTCCACGCAGGGCGCATACGTCGCCTCGGCGCACAGGTCGAGCTGGTCGCAGCAGCAGCAGTCCTTGTTGGTCGAGAGCTTGCCATCGCCGCTCAGAAGTTTGGTTCCAACCTTGCGCAGCTTCATGTCTCCGGGCAGGTGTCGGCGATTTCGGTAAAGGCCGGAACTCGATCCGACCACGTCGGCGCGTAGGTGCCGTGCTCGGGGAGCGTCGGCAGGGCGTCCGACGAGCTCTTCCGTTGCAACGTGATTTTCTTGAACCCGTCCTTTGTCAGGAAGGTGATCTCCTCCTCGCTATAGTCCTCAGTCGTCGAAGTGGACTTGTCCCCGCCGAAGCTCCAGCTCTCGTCGCTCCCGCCCGTGCCCTGCTGTTTTTGCTGGTCGCGCGTGGCCGGCCGGCGGCGGCGATTGGCCGCGAGCAGCGCCGCGAGATCGGCGCTGCCGAGCTGGCGCGGCGGTCCCCACGTCAGGATGCGCCGCCCGCGTTCCCACACGTCCGTCACCGCCTGGATCGGCGCGCCCATCGTTGCCCATTCCGCGCGACCCCCGGTAATGTTCAGCTTCCGGCCGAGGCCCACGGTGCGCGGCACGTCGTCGCCGTAGAGCGTCCCCGAGCCGCGCCAGGCCAGCGCGTTCGCCTGCTCGTAGATCGCCCGCGCCAGCGTGTAGCCGGCCACGGTGAGGTCCGGCTCCGTCGCCATGTCGTCCGTCTCGAAGGTCAGCGCCGCCACTCGTGCCGCACCGGGCTCGGCACCCTCGGGGTAGGCATAGCTCACGTAGTCCGCCGTCACCCGCTCCGTGAGGCCCAGCGCGGCGGCTGGGAAGGTCAACTGACGTCCGCCCCGCAGCGTCAGGACCACGTTTTCATTGATCTTCTTCGCTTCGACCCGGTACTGGATCACCACACCCGCCAGCGAAGCCGAGCGGTTTTGCCCGCAGCGAAACGCGCCCGATCCGTCGAAGCTGTTCGCCGGCACATCCGCCCCGGTGAGCGCATCGTAGGTGGTAAAGTGGAAGGCTGCGGGCGAGACCGAGTAGTCGAACCACACCACCGCGCCGGGCGTCCAGCGGCAGAGCCGCGTGATCGCCTCGGCACACGTCAGGTCGCTTGCCTCCTCCGTGGGCGCGAGGATGCCGTCGCTGATCGACCCGATTTGCAGCGCCGCGCCTTTCTCGATCGCCCATTCCACGATCGCGCGAATCTGCGCTCCGGTGGTGATCCGGTTCGCCTGCGGATTTTCCGGGTTGTAGGTCACCGGATCGGCCCCGAGGATCACACGACCGAAGGGCACGCGCCCGCCCGGCCCGGCCGCCCAGGTCACCGCGAGGAAGGTCTCCACCGAAAGCCCAAGCGCATCCTCGAGCGACGTCGTTAGCTCCGCCGTCCACCCGCGCATCCAGAGCTGGCAATACTGGTGCCGCGTCAGCTCCAGCCACCCGCCACCGAGCACGATCTGCCGGTGCAGCGTCGCCTCGCTGTTTTCCTCCGTGGGCAGCACCCGGCCGCGATACACCGGCGTCTCACCCTTCAGCACTGTCACCAGCGCGTCTTCTTCCCAGTCGTCCGCCGCGAGCACCGAGTCCTTGGTCTGCGTGAGCGCGAGTGTGTCCATGCCGCCATTCACGAGCTGGCAGCGCGCGCCCGTGATTTGGCGCGCGGCCAGCGTGGTTCCGCCGATTGAATAATCGTAAAGCGCCATGGGGTCAGGCAGTGGTGGCCTCCAACGCCGAGAGCCGCGTGCTCACCTCCGTCCAGCCCGTCTTGAGCTGATCGAGTGCGGCCAGGATTTGCGCGTTCGCCGTCTGCTGCTCGCCCGCCACCCCGGCGATTGCCGCGCTCACCTCCGTGCCCATGCCCTGCACTTTCTGGCCCAGCTTGGAAACTTCGCCCGTCACGTTCTTCGCCGCACCGTCCACGGCGGCCACGGATTTGCTGTCGTCCTTCGGAGTGGCTGCGTTCGCCTGGGGCGGGCGCGACTTCCGATCTTCGAAAAAACTCTTCGACTCCCTCGCACTCACCTCGTCGGGGTCGTAATTCTCACCCTTCATTCGCTCCACCTCGCGGTCCACGGCTCTGGCCCGTCCCTTCTCAGAAAGGTGGGGTTGGTTCTTTGCCACTTTCGCCTCCGCCGCGCTGCGCATTTCCGCCTTGGTGCGACGATCTTCCTTCGCATCTTTCCTTCCCTCCGCCGCCTCCATTTTCGCCGCCGCCTGTGCCTCCCGTTCGTCGGCCATGATGCTCTCGGAGAAGTGGATCCCCTCGTCGATGTCCTTCTCCATCCGGCGTTCCGCTTCCTTCTGTTTGTCGGTTTGGAATTTCTTCATCTCGCCGGCCGCCTTCGCCTGATCCGCCGCCTCCTGCTGCTTTTGCTCGATGAAATCCTTCGTCTGTTTCGCGTCCGTTTTCGCCGCCGTCACCTTCTCGTCCGTCGCCAGTTTTTGCCGGTCGTAGCCGATGACTTCGAGCTTCTGCTTCGCCTCCTTGGTGGCGGCGGTAAGCTGGTCTTGCGCCTCCCCAAGCGTCTTGGTCCGGGTTTCCAGTTCCGTCTGTTTCGCCGCGAGGCTGGTCTGTGCCTTGGTCAGCGCTTCGGCTGCCGCCGCCAGCCGCTCACCGGAGGCGCGGGCGTCGTCCTCCGCCTGCTTCGTGGGCGGCCCGCCCCCGAGCATTTGTTTTTGCATCCGCTCGGCCACGGCCTGATCCGCCGCCTTCGCGGCCTCCTGTTCACGCAGCGCGGCGGCCACATCCTTTCGCCCGGCCTCCACCGCCGCCTGTGCCCGATCCGCCGCTGTCGCCTGCTCGCCCACCAGCGCCGCCGCACCGCGCACCGGAGCCCGCGCCGCCTCCGCCGCGCGATCGAGCTTCGCGGCTTCTTCCGCGACCCGCAGTTTTCCCCGTTGGGCATTCGCTTCTTCCGGAGTGATCTCACCGCGCGCTTCCTTGAGGTCCACGGCGGCGATGTCCGCACCGAGCTTCGCGCCGCCCAGCGCGTCTTCCGCCCGGCGCAGGCGCTCGGCCTGGTCCGCTGCCGCCTTGAAGCGATCGTGCAATTCCTGAAGCTGCCGTTTGGCCGTTTCCTGCGCCGCCGCAAAGTCGTCCGTCTTGTCCTTCACCTCGCCGATCTTCCGCCCCAGCCCGTCGTAAATGTCGCGCGTCTCCTTGCCCCCTTTTTTTGCCTTGTCGGTCGCCTCTTCCGCCGTCTTTCCGAAGTCGTCGAAGAGGCCGTTGATCACCCGCATGCCCACCTCGATTCCCGCGAAGACGGCGAGCCCGCCCAGCCCGCCGGTGAGCGCGCTGCTGAGGCCTCCCAACCCCACCTGCCCGGCGAGCTGGCCGGCGCCGCGCTTGAGGATGCCGAATTGGAGGGCGTCCTGCTTTTCCTTTTCCAGCGTGATCGCTCGCTCGGCCGCCAGCCGCGCGGCCTCGTCGAGGACGAGTTTGTCGTTCAGCGCATCCTGCGCTTTCGCCGTGAGCAGGTCGGTCTCGCGCGCGGTGGCGATCTGCCGCCGCAGGGCGATCTCCTCGCCGGCCATCGCCAGCGCCTGGTGTTCCTCGAGATTGAGCTGCCGCTGGAGCACTGCCGCGCGGTCGCGCAGGGCAATCTCCTCCCGCATCGCCGCCGCGCCGGCGGCGTCGCCACCGGCTTCCAGCGCCAGCGCGGAGAGGGCGCGATCCTGCCGTTGCAGCGCCCCGAGGCGTTCGCGTTCGGCGTTCAGCTCGCGCTCCGCCGCCGCCGCATCCTTCGCGGCCTGCGCCCGGGCACCCACTGCCTCGGCGGCCTGTTTCTCCAGCGCGGCCAGTTCCTTCGCCGCGCCCGCCGCTTCATCGAGCGAGAGACCATACTGGCCCGCCAGCTTGGCCATGAGTTGCAGCTCGCGCTGCTGGTCGCGGACGCTTTGCAGCTTCGCGTCGTCCCCGGTCGCCAGCGCCTCCTTCTCCGCGATCTCCAGCGCCAGCCCGGAAGTCTTGAGCAGCGCCGCCATCGCCGCCTCCTGCTCCTTCGTCGCCGCCGTAGCGGCCTGCGTCTGCTGGGTCAGCGCCTCGGTGTGCGTGCCGAGCTGCGCCAGCCCGGCATCGATCTTCTCGATGCCGGCGGAGTCGCCTTCACTGACGATGCGGATGCGCGTCTCGGGCACGGGCGGCGGGGGCGGCTGCTACTGCTTCTGCGCCCGCTCGAACTCGACCTTCCACCGCTCGCACTGCGCGAGCAGCTCGGGCGTGAGGCCCTGCGCGCGGATCGCGGCCTGGAGCTTCGCGCGGCGTGCGCCGAGCGTGCTGTCGGGCGAGAGCACGGCCTCGGGATGGAGCAGCGCCGCGAGTTGCGTGGCCTGCTCGTGTTTCGCCGTGGCGGCGGCGACGAGATCGGCGGAGGAAGTCGGCGCGGGCGTGGCCGGCATCTGCGCGTCCGCGCGAGCGAGGACGAGGAGGAGGAAGAGGATGAGCTTATTGGTCATTGGTCATTCTCCATTGGTCATTGCGGCAGCGCCGCCAGTTGGGCGGCGAGCACTCCGCGGAAGTTCTCCGCGTCGGGCGTGGCGTTGACGGTTTGCAGCAGCAGCGTCAGATGCCCGCGCAACTCGGCGGGCGAAAGCAGCGCGCGATTCACCTCTTCGCAGGCTTCGGCGAAGCCGGGCGAGTAGGTCACGTTGCCGGCGGTGAGGATCGGGATCGCGATGGCGTTGATCTGCGCGTCCGTCCGGCCGGCCTTGCGCAGATCGCGCAGCCGCGCGGTGAGATAACCCCAGCCCGGCACGCCGCGCGCACGCTCCTTGAGCCGGGCCGTCTCATGGAGATCGGCGGCGCGTACCCAATCCGCCGAGGTCCGCGCGCCGGCCGAGACGACGCGCGCCCACAGCTCATAGCCGCGCGGCGATTCGGGGAAGAGCGAGCACTCGCGAGCGCACAGCGCATTCGCCGCGTCGAGTTGACGGTTCGCCAGAAGATGCCGGACGAGCTGCGTGCAGGGGACGCCCCGCTGGTCGTCTGGGAGCAGTGCCAGCGCCGCCTCGAAGAAAGCGGGAGCCGCATCGCCGTCGCCGCTGAGGATCGCGACATTGGCCCGTTCGATCGCGATCTTCGCGCGGTCGGGGTCGGTGGTGGCGAGCAATGCCGCCTGATCGAGCAGCATGGTGCGGGCGATGGTGTCGTGCGGCGAGAGCGCCTTGACCTGGGCGAGCAGGCTCCCGGCCGCGCGCGGCGCGGGATCGGCGGCAAAAGCGCCGAGGGGCGTAAGGAAGAGAGCGAGGGCGACGGTGAGCAGGCGCATGGCGGATTTTGGATGGTGGATTTTCATGGAGTTATTTGAGGAGGATTACGTTGAGGTTTCCGCTGGGGAGATCGACGGTGGCGCCGGTGTTATTCGTGATCTTCACGTAGACGGTGCCGGCGGTGTTGACGCAGGCCCGCACGTTCCAGTCCGGCGTGATGATCGCGGTGTGGGCGGCGATGACAGGATCCCCTACCTCTGCGCCGGCGACAGTGATGGCCCCTGATGTCGCGCTGGCCCCGTTCACCAGCGAGGGGGGATCCCAGGTGTAGGGAACATTGCCCAATTTGGTGATGGGCGTGTTCCCGCCGCCTACTTGCAGGCCGTTGGAGTAAACCACACCGGACGTTGCGATGTCGCCGCCGGTCGTGAGTCCCTGGCCGATCGTGGCGCTGTTAGTCACCGTGAGGCTTGGCGTATCGATCTGCCCGAGCGGCCCGATGAGGTCGCGGTAGCCTCCCTCCATATTCCCTTTGATCCGCAGCCACGGCGCGGTCGGTGTGGCTTCGTTGCTCATCCACAAGACGTGCGGCGAGGCGTAGGCAGCCCCGGCCGTCCGCCGGACCATTTCGGCCGGGAAGTCGGTGTGCGCGCCGTCCTGCGTGAACTTCGGCCCCGGTCCGTTCGGAGCATCGGTCGCCAGCGGAAAGCTCCCCGTGCCATCCTCCGACCCGCGGAAGACACCGCCGATCCCGCCCGCCGCCGCCTGCACCGAGAAACGCACCGGCGACCGCTCCGAAGATCCCGCCCCCGCATCCGCCCCCGGCCCGCCACTCGCACCCCAAAACGCGAAATCGCGCGGCACGATCGCCATCGAGAGATTGCCGAGCGTGATCTTTTTGCCCGTGCCTCCCGCCGAATCGGTGTGATCGCTCACGTCGATGATCCAGAGCAGATCGCCCGTGGCCGGGGTGGTCAGCTCGGGGAGCTGGACCGGCGTGATGCCCGCCGCCGGCAGGGCGGCGAGCGCGAGGATGAAGAGGAGATTGCGGAAGAGTTTCATGAGCAGATCAGGGGTTGGCCATCGGATCGCCGTCCGTGTTTTCCATCGGATCGCCGTCCGTATTCGTGAGGGCGGGGCGCCCATCGGCATCGAGGGTCGTGCAGACCAGCTCGGGCACGAGCAGGCGATAGGTCGTCCAGGTGCTCACGCCGTCCGGCCCGGGCGTCTCCACGCTCTCCCAGCCCGCGCGGGCGCCGCGCCACTGCGTCGTGATCCCGGCCTCGGTCAGCTCGATGACCAGGTGCGCCACCCCGCGCACGCGCTCGAACTGCCGCGCCGTGTGGTGAAAGGCGCGGGTGCCGCTGGGATGCTCCCGCGCGATGGTGAAGCTGACCTGCGTCGTGCTCCCCAGCCGGTCGAAGATCGTGGGCCGGCGGGCAAAGAGCCCGGGCACCGGTTCGAGCTCCGCCTTGGCCGAGACGCGCGGGCCGTCCACACACAGCGGCCCCTCGAGCGTCCCATCCGCGAGGATGAGCTCCACGGGCGGGTCCGCCGTGGTGACGCGCTTGATGACGAAGATTCCGTCCACGGTTCATCGCGATCAATCCTCCTCCACCGCCGCGAGGGTGAAGAGATCGAGCATGGCGTCGCCTTCGTCATTCGTGGTGCGCTCGGCCATGAGCGACACCTCACCCACGCGCGAGCCGGTGCCCACATTCAGCTTGCCCTGGCTGGCCACGGCCAGCGGCACGGTGATGAGCGGGTAGATGTGGCTCTCGCCGGTGACGGTGAGCGTGAGGCCCCGGTTGCCCAGCCGAGTGCCACGCCCGGCCTCCACGCCATCGGTCTTCACCAGCGTATTGACCAGATTGGCCGCGCTGAGATTTTGCGGGCTGAATTTGATCCCGAGCGAAATGTTGTCGATCTGCATGTTGAGCAGGCCATCGCGGGCGGTCAGCAAATCCTTGAAGGTGACCGTGGGCTCGAACTGGATGCCGTTTTCATCCGTCTCGATATTGTTCAGCGGCGAACTTGCGCCGAGGGAGAGGGTGAATTTGCAGTTCACGATGTCGTAGGTATCGAGCACCGGCTCCACGTAACTCGCCGAACCTTCGACGACGTGGTCGTCGTCGGCAGAACCATCGTCGCCCGCCTTGCGCAGGCAGGTGAATTCCACCGAGCCGAAGAAATCCTTGTTCGGCGCGCACTGGATCGACGGCTGTTTGGTCAGGATGGCCGAGACGAAGGTCACCGTCCGCCCGTCCTCGAGATGCACCACGAGCGGTTTGTCGGTGTTGCTGCGGATGCGCTTGCCGCGCCGCCACGTCGAGTTCGCGCGGTAGGGGACGAGCTTGTCGAGCTGCGTCTGGAGCTGGCTGTAGAGCGCGATGGGTTTGCCCGTCACCTTGCTCCGCACGTACTCCTCCCATTTGCCCACGAAGCCTTGCAGGTTCGTCTTGCGATCGGTGGTGACGATCTCGATGTCGATGTTCCAGTTTTCATCCATCAGTTGATAGAGGATGCCGTCGTAAATGAAGTAGCCGGGGCCGCCGGTGAATGCGTTGGGTTGCATGATAGGTTGTTGGTGGTGGGATGGAGGTTAGGACGCGGGCGGGGTGGGCGTTTCCGGCACCGGCGGCGTGGTTTCTTCGGCGGCCTTTTTGCCGCCGCGCTTCGCGACAGCGGCGGGCACGGGCTCGGGGCTGGCCTCGAGCTGCTCCACCGCCGCGACGAAGGCGGTGTGCGTGGTGAGCGTGGCGTCTTTCTGCCGGAGCTGCTCCGCCGTCTCGATGAGACGCGGCACCAGCGGCAGGATGCTCTCGCGGATTTCGTCCTGATCGGGCAGCGGGCCGGTACGGGCGGGATCGTTGAGCGCGCGGGTGAGCGCGCGATCCGCGAGGAACGCCGCCGCCTGCTGCTTCAGCGCCGCGCGGCGCATGCCCTCACGGTGGCGGGTTTCGCGGGCCGCGATCTCGGCGCGGATGGCGTCGCGGTTCTGCTGGTCTGGGTTGGTTTCGTCGGGCATGGTGGTGGTGGTGGTGGGCTTACAGTTGCTTCTCCGCCGGATCGCTCGGGATGAGCGGGTCGAGTTGCGCGCCGACGCGGAGAAACGTGCCGGCGGGAACAAAGAAGGGAGCGGCGTAGGCCGTGGCTTCGGGATTGGCGCTCGCGGGGTAGCTGCCATCCTCCGCGTGGTAAATGGTGGCCCCGACCGTGGGGCAGGTCAGGGTGACGGTGAAACCGCCCGGCGCGGCCACGGAGGCGATCGCGGGAATCTGCACCTTGTCGCCGCCCGACATTCCGCCGCCGCGCGAGAGCGCGATGTCGGCCCCGAGGACGTCGTCCTCCAGCCAGTCGAGGAAGGGTTGCGCGGCGCGCTGCTCCGCGAGCAGCGGCTTGTTCGAGTAGAGCCGGTGCAGATTGTGCAGCGCCTGCATCGCCAGGGCGTCCGCGCTCTGCGCCACGCCGTCCTCCCCGGCGGCGAGGCTGCGGGCGACGAGCGCACGCACGGCCACGCGGATTTGGCCCTGCGGCCCGCTCACGGTATTGACGTCCACATCAAAGCGCGCCATGCGCACGAGCAGCACCGCGCCGCGTTTGCCGCCGCCGTCCGCCGCCTCCAGCGCGGCGATCAGCGTGCGCTTGCGCCCGTCCTCCCGCTCGAGCAGCACCGTGCGCCCGGCGAGACCGGGATCGCTGCGCAGCCGCCACGCGGCATCGCGTTCGGCGCGTTCGAGAATCTCATACATCGTCATCGGCAGGAACGGGTCAGCGACCCTCGCCCTCCAGGTGCAGCCGGCCGGTCGCGGTCTGCATTTCGCCGGCCTCGGTGGAAAACTCCTGAACCCACGCGTCGCGGCCGGGCGCGTCCTCACGCTGTTTGTCCGTGATGCGCAGCACCTCGCCGTGGCCCGGCTGGAGCGCCACCCAATCCGCCGCGCGGCCCAGCGTCTGGCCGGCGAGCACCGCCACGACCAGCTCGGCCATGAGCAGCACGCCGGGATTTTCGCCCGCCTCGCCGACCAGCGCGGTGTTTTCGCCGCCGAAGTTGCGATCCGTGAGAATGAGCACGAACTCCATTCGCCGCCGCATCCGCAGGCTCGTGCCGTGCAGCTTGGCCGTGTGGTCGAATCCACCCGGGACGAGGATCGCGAGCCGATCGTCGAAGAGATACAGCTCCTGCATCGCGGCCACGATGTCGCGGCGGGCATAGACCTTCACGTCATTGAAGAGCAGCGTCGGGTCGTTCGACGCGTCGTCCATCGGCTGCCCGTCCGTGTTGAAGACCTGCCCGAGCGTGAGCGCGGCAAGGCGCGTCTTCACGTCGTCGAGAATGGAGAGGGTGCGAACGAAGGGCATGTCAGCGCGTGGTGAGTCGTTTCCGGCTGCCCCACTTGCCCCGGCCGTTGTTGCCGATGTCCGCCGGCTCGGGCGAAAGCAGCGGCAGCGTCTTTGCGAAGCGGCCGGCGAGGATGGCTTTCATTTCATCCATCGCCTCGTCGTAGCCGTCCTGCTGCTTCTTCGGGATCGGCGAGAGCCGCGGATAGACTTCTTTCAGGACCAGCTTGCGCAGCAATTCCTTCCAGTGATCCTCCTCCAGTTCGTAGAGGTGGATGTAACGCTCCATCTTCTGCGCCTGCTCCGCGATCGTGCGCTCCACCTTGTCGCTCGGTTCGCCCTCGGCAATCAGCTTTGTGGTCAGCGCGGTGAGCTCCTTGTCGGAGATCCCGGCGCTGCCCGTGAGCAGATCGGTGCGGTCGAAGGCGAAGCGCATGGCGGGTTATTGCGCGCCGGGCGCGGGGGGCGGGACGGGCGTTGTGGTGCCGTGTTTGGCAATGCCGCGCGAGAGCGCGTAGCCTGCGACGCCCACCGCGATCGTGGTCATGATCTGGGGATCGAGATGCAGGCCGAACGCCTGATTGGCGAGCGGCACGAGCGCGGCGGCGGCCGAAGCCCAGAACTCCGTGGTTTTCCATCCGGGCTTCACTTGTCACCGCCTTTCTGCTTATCCGCCTTTTTCGCATCGGCAGCGGCCTTCGCATCGGCAGCGGCCTTCGCATCGGCAGCGGCCTTCGCATCGGCAGCGGCCTTCGCATCGGCAGCGGCTTTCGCATCGGCAGCGGCTTTCGCATCGGCAGCCTGCTTGGCAGCTTCTTCGGGATCGTGCGGTGCGATCTGTCCGAAGCGGAGCCAGGCAGAGGTTTGACCGCCGTCCGGAAGATCAAGCACCTGATCTTTTTCGACCGGCTTGCCGCCGAGGATCATGCCTTGGGGATTGGTAACAATGAAGAGACTCATGGGATAGTTAGATTGGTGGTGGTTTTCATGTGGGCTGTTTAGTGACCGCGAGGTCTGGCGCCGCCGCGACCCGTGGGCGCGCCTTCTTGCGAAGAGCACCCACGGGTGTTTCAGCGACCGCTTCGACCGGCGGAGGGAGTCGTTTAGTTCAGGACGTTCGAGAGGTGGTAGCCGAGGTCCGCACCGGTCAGCTTCTCGTCGAGATACTCGTCGGCGCTGTGGAAGTCCGTCTTGCGGTCGGAATCACGCCAGCTCTCCATCGTGCCCACGGCGCTCCAGCGCATGGACCGCATGAAGGTGGGCACTTCCCAGTCACTGCCCGCGCGCGGGTTCACGTACGCGAGCAAGACCGAGTCGCCCCAGATGCGGCCCGCCGTCGCGGCCTGCCCATCGGCGGCCGTGTTCTCGAAGGCGCCGGCGATGACCAGATTCTCGATCTGGAAATACTGCCGGAGCTGATCGTAGGTGAGGTTGCCGCCGGTGACGTACTTGACGTTCTCCTTCACGTCGGCGTGATCGATGAGCACGTCGGCAACTTCACGGGCGAGCACGAGGGTGTTGGCCTCGAAGCCCACGCTGTTGTTGTTGATTGCCGACTTCGCCGTGATGACATCCGCGCGCGGCTTGGAACCGTTGGCGTTCCACTTCGTTCCCGGCGAGCTGCTCGGCACGCTGCCGCCGGTGGCGATGTCGCGGATGCGAATCTCGCGGGCGAGCTGCTGCACTTCGCCGACCTGCTCGATCTTCACGCGGTCCGCATCGAAGCTCGAGGCGTAGAAGGCGCGCAGTTCATCCGGCACGCCGCCCTTCAACGCGTAGTTGAGGCAGTTGTAGGTGTCGGTGCTCAGCTTGGTGGGTGGCAGCTCGGCATGCGGGGCGCCCGGCGCGCGACGCAGATTCGTCGGGCGTTCGAGCAGCGTGGCCTTGTCGAGCACGTAGTAGGACGCGGCCTGGATGCCGGTGTTGAAGAGCGGCGACAGGCGCAGGCCGGCGAGGCCGGCTTGTGCCGCGTTCATGTATTTGCGGAGGACCCCATTCAGCACGGGGTTGAGTTTTGCAGCCATAGTCTAGTTAGATTTCGTGGTTGGTTTGGGTTGCTGGTGTGGCGTCAGCTCAGGCGCCCTGCTGCCATTCGACAAACAGGGTGGCTTTACCGGCGGTGAGGGCTTCCACGGCGACCGTGGCGGTAATGAGCCGCTCGGCCGTGGTCTTGACGAAGCCGGCCGCGAAGAGCGCGGCGACCTCGGGTTGGGTGTCGTGCGCGGCATCGGCGCCGAAGCTGGGGAAGCCCGGCTTGCCCGCGTGCAGTCCCGCGTCGAGCATGTTCGTGGCATCGCTGATCGCGATCGCCGCGAGCAGGTCGCCCGCGCCTTCGACATGGAACGCCACCGTCGCCGCGTCCGTCGCCGAGGTGAACGTGGTGTTCACCTCGTAGTAGAACTTGGTGACGATCGCGTCGTCGGGGATCGACACGCCGAGCGTGTGCGCGCCGATGGTCCGCTCCCCGGGCGTGGCCGAGGGATTGAACACCGCGCGAGCCACGCCGCCGGTCTGGCCGCGCCGATTGAGGCCGGTGATGAAGTCGCCCGCCGCGCCGTTGCTCAGCGGGGCCTTTTTGGTGCCGATCATCGGGCCGGTGGCGCCGGTCAGCGCCGTAACCTTGCCGCCGACTGCACCGGCGAAACCGGCAAGTGCGGCGATGGCGCCGTCCTGGACGAAGATCTGTTCGCCCGGTGCATTGAGGAAGCGCACCTTCACGTCGCGCGTGTTGGCGTCGATTTCGAACACAGTGCCGATTTCCTTGCCCGGCGTCGCGAGCAGTTTGACCGTGCCTTCGGTCGCCCCGAGTTCGACGAGGTGGTTTTCCTTGCCGGTCAGTTCGCCGAGGGTGAGTTCCTGATACGTGCCGTAAGGCCCGTCGAGAGTAAGTTGTTGTCCCATAAGTTAGATAAGGTTTCTAAGTGGTGTTGGTGATGATGCCGGGGGCTTAGTTGGCCGCCGTTTTGCCGAGGTCGAGACGCTTGCGGTAGGCGTCGTAAGCCGCCGGGTTGGCCGCCGCGTAGGCGACCACCGCGTCAGTCTCGTCGCCCTTGATTCCCTCTTTCTTCGCGAAGGCTTTGGCTTCGACCACGAAGCTGTCTTCCTTGCCGGTGACCACGTTGCCGGGTCGCTCGCCCGCCTTGGCTTGTACGACCGCCTCGCCTGCCAGCGCCGGGTTCGGCTCGGGGAGCAGCTCGGCGTTCTTCGGGTCGGCTTTGATCAGCGCGATCCACTTTGCCTTGACCGTTTCGTTTTGCGGCGGGATGCGGCCGGCCGTGATGGCGGCTTCGACCACGCTCGTGGCATGCTCGGCGCGCACGGTCTCGAGTTCGGTCGTGGCGGTTTCGGCCTTGGTTTTGAGGCCATCGCGTTCCACCTCGATGGCGGAGAGCTTGGCTTTGACGGTGTCGCGTTCCGACTGGAGCGCGGTGATGTTTTGCTGTGCCTGGGCGACCGCCGACGCCTCGTCCAGATCAGAGCTGGTGAGGATGCCGTATTTCGCCAAGACCGCGAGGAGTGACTTCATGGTTTTTACTTCTTTGGTTTTGGTTGGTTGGGCCGGTTCGCCGGCGGGCGCTTGGGCTTTGGCCCAAAGGGGTGCGATGCGACGGAACGCCGCGCGATTGACGAGGCCGCCCATGTTTTCACTGGGGGCCGAAAAGGAGCCGGTGCCGTCCGGCAAAAAGGCGGGAGAGAAGCGGCGGAACGCCTTGCCGATCACGGCGCGCTTGCCGGGGCCGGTCCATTCGACCTTGGCGCGAATGCCGCCGGTTTTCGGGTCGTCGCCGCCCCAATAAAATCCGGTCGGGTGCGCCGACGCTTCCGCGTCGTCGTGATTGAGATCGAAGTACGGGCGATCGCCAGTCCCCGCCTCGGCCGCCGCGACCATCGAAAGGAAGTCCGCCTGCACGCGCGTCGCAGCGGCGGCATCGACCGTGACGATTCCCTCCCACGGTTCGCCGCCCTTCTTCGCCGTGATCGCATGGACGCCGGGCGGCATCCACTGGATGTCGCCGGGGAGCGTCGCGCCCTGCGTTTCGGGCAATTCCGCGGAGACCGCGCAAACGATGTCTTCGAGCAACGGAGCCGAGCCGGTGACGATGTGATGAGGGATTTTCATGCGAAGAAAGCCACGTTCAGCCGGGCGCGTTGCGCGCGGTTCTTGCCGCCGTAAGGCCGCTTGCCGGGGCGGTAATGGGTGGAGGCTCCACCGCCTTTGCGATGGGCGCTTAAAACGATGACCGGCGGCGGGGTCGATGCCGTGATCGCGTGAATCTGCGGCAACACCGAAAGACCGAGGGTGGCGGCGCAAAGGCCAAGGACGGAACGGAGTTTCATGCGGGGTTGGCGGCAGGGTTGGGGCGCGCGAGTTGGCGCACGTAAAAGGCCTCGGCTTCGTCGTAGAGGGCGGGGGCAAATTCGTCCGGCGGCGGCAGCGCCTCGGGATCGGGCTGCTGTGTGACCGATTCCGCGAGCACGTAGAAAACGCGGATGTCGTCGCCCACCACGCCCATGAGCAGGTTGGTCAGAACGCCCCCGCTTTTCTTGAGCCGGAAGAGCTCGATGCCGGTCTCCTGCTTGAAAACGGCGACGGTGCGGTCGTAGCTGAGCGGATCGACCGGAATCGTCAGCGCTTCCTTTTCCTTCGGAGTGATCGTCCCGCCGAAAAGTTTCTGCGCAAAAGCCGGATCGGAAATGTCGATGGCGACCACGTTCGGGCTTTCGAGCACGGGAGCCTTCACGCTGTCCGCCACCCGCCGCCAGAATCCGCTGCGCCGTCCGCCGAGTTTGTTCGGCGTTTGATTGCGGCGGCGGAAATGGGCCTTCAGCTCGTTGTTGCCGCGCCGGCCCACCACCTTCATCATCGCGTCGGGTTTGGCGACCAGCGTGGCCACGGTGCCGAGGTAGCTCATCGCCTCCGTGAAGTTCGTATGGTAGCGGATGCCGATCATACGATGACTCCCTCCTGCCGCGTGCCCGCGCGCCGCGAGACGCCGCGCGCCACCCCGTTGACCAGCGCGGCGGCCATCGCCTGCTCCATCGCGGTGCGGAGCGCGGCGGTGTCGAGCCTGCCAAAGAGATCCGGGAACTGCCGCGCGGCGGCCTCGATCGCGGTGACCAGCTCCGCGTCGGTGACCGTTGAATCCTTCGCCTTCGCCATCAGGCCGGCGAAGATCGGTCGCACACCCGCCAGCCACTTCGCTTCGACGCTGGTCAGATTCTCGAGGACATTCTCCGTGAGCTTGTCGGTGGCGGAAAGGTCGGCCGCCTTTGCGTGGACGGGCTGGCGGGTCGCGGGTTGTTTGAGCTTCTGATCGGGAAGCCCCCCCGCGCCGGTGCGCCCGCCAGCCCCCGTGCCGCCCGTGGTTTCTGACGCACTCGCTGTCGGTTCGAAAATATCGTCCCCGTCTTCCGGCTCGGGGATGTCGTGCCGCTCGTAGAGCCATGACCGCTTCACCGGCATGCCGAGTTCCTTGATCAACACGCGATCGCGCTCCGCCATCTTCCCGGCGTCCTCGACTTCGTTGACCTCCACCTCGATGCACGGGTCCTCATCGTTGTTGCCGAAGTTCAGCCGCATCAATGGCCCCACGAATTGATAGCTGAGCGTCTGCGCGGCCCACGTCGCCACGTAAAGGATGCGCTGCTCGCGCACGCTCATGTGCACGGTGCCGAGCGCCTGCGTCCCGTGGTTGCCCGCGTCGCTGGTCAGTGTCTGGCCGAGGATGAGCAGATCGGCGGCGGTGTCGGCGAGTTGCAGAACGAACGCCTGCGGATTGTCCGCGGCGCGCTGGAGCGCCTCCTTCAGCTCGAGCGTCGTGCCGGCCGGGAACGCGCCCCAGCCCGCGCTGCCGAGATTTTCCAGCATGTCGCAAATATCATCGAGCGAACCGGCGTTGGTCGGATCGTAGTTCGCCCAGCGGATCGGGATGCCGAAGAGCTGCGCGAGATTGAGCGCCCACTCGTAGGAGAAATTCGCGCCGATCCAGAACGTGGCCAGGGAGCGCAGCAACGCCCCGCCGAGCGGGTGCCCGGTCTTGGTGCGGAAGTTCGCGATGATGAACTTGTCCGGCGGGAATTCGATCCAGTCCGCCTGGTTCGCTTCCGGCGAGAGCATGAGCCGGTCGTCGTTCGGATCGGTCCACGGGTAGCCGTAGTGGATCGGCGAGACCCAGCGGAAGGCCCGGGGCAGGATTGCGGACTTCTTCTCCACGATGGCCGGCGCCCACAGAATTTCCTGAATGCTGGTGCCTTTGCCGAACGCGTCGCACAGATCGTAAAGCATCTCCTCCCAGCCGTTCTCCGCACGCGTGGGGTCGGGCTGGCAGCCATACATCGCGGCGCGCACCAGTGCGGCTTTCTTCTTCGCGATGTCGCTCGGTTCCTTGGCGTCGTCCGGCTTGTAGGCATCGACGGTGAAGCTCTTCCGTTGCACTGCCTCCTTGATCTCATTGAGGAGTTTCTTGAGGCGCGGCCACGTATCCTCCATCAGGTCGAACAACTCCCACTGCGCGACCATGTCGCCGCCGAACGCACCGCGCAAAATGTCTTCCACGCGCTCGGGCGTGAGGCCGCGCGTGATCAGTGCCGTCCAGCGTTCGCGCGCCTGCGGCTTCACGATCTGCTGCAATGCGCCGCCCGCCTGGCGCGGCGTGGCCACGGCGGGCGCGGCCTGCGCGGGGGTGAGCACGAGCGTGCTCGCGATCGCGGTGACGAGCATGGAAGCGGGCGCCTTCATGCGGCCTCCTTCCATTCTTCCGACCAGTCGAATTCACCACGAAGGCACGAAGACTCGAAGAGCAGGAGCGGAGACCTTTGATCCCGACTTGTCGTCTCGCCTGTGGTTCCTTCGTGTCCTCGTGTCTTCGTGGTGATGATCCGCAGTCCACGGACGCCACCGAGGCGGCGCGGCTTGAAGCGCGGGCGGCGCCCCACGCCCCCGCCGAGGCGGATGCCCTCAGTGGTGGCGATGAAATCCTGACCCGTGCGGAAGCAGCGGAGGAGTAGCGCGATCGCCCAGAACTCATCCGCGTGGCCCGCTTCATCCGTCTCGGCCGCGATTCGCACCTGGTTGGCCACGGTGAGGCGTTGCGGCTTGAGCAGCGAATCGCGGAGCGGCTGCTCGGCCGGGATGCGGACCGAGCGGCTGCCAAAGGCGGAAAGCATGTCGAGCCCCATCAGCTCGGTGACGAGCGCGGTGTCGGGTTTCGCGTTCCGATCGCGCGAGTTCTCCGCGTGGATCGCCTGCGTCATGTCGCGCTCTTCGCGGCTGGCGAAGTTCACACCCACGATGCGATGCACGCCCCAGGACTCCTGCGCGAAGTCCACGAGACCCACGCCGAGACCCGTCTCGTCGATCATGCCACGCCCGAAGTTCGGCAACTCGGCGACGCGTTTGATCTGCGCCTTCTGGTGCGGGAACGTCTTCGCGTTCATCCGCAGGATGGCGCGCACAAAAACGATGCCGCCCACTTTTTCGCCGACCGCAATGACCGAGAGATCGCGCTTGCGCCCCACGTCCTGACCGAAGCAGAGCGGCCCCGGCAGGCTGCGCAGAAATTCGATTGCCTGCCACGACCAGCGATCTTCGCAGATCACGACTTCGCGCTCGTTGTCCGCGCCCTGGTATTCGCACTGCGAGACCAGATCGTCGGTGAGCAGCGACACGCCATCCGCAAGAAAACTCAGCTCGTAGTTTTGGTCGTAGCTCTGTTTGTCGAGCGAGGCGGCCCGCGCCTGATCCGGAGTGATCGGCTGGCGCGTTTTCGGATCGTAAATCTTCTGCCCGAGGATGAACGCTTTCGACCGCGCCACGCGCGACACGATGAAATCGGTGAAGCTCTTGCACAGCCCGCCGGGGTTCTCCGCCGTGGCATCGGCCTTCGCTCCCGCGACCATGCGATAGAACATATTGAACAGCCCGTTGCCTGTGCTCGCGATGCGGCAGAGGTAATCCGGGTTGCTCGAAATGATCGGCTCGGCCGCGTCCCAGATCTTCACGCTGTCCTGATGAAACGCGAACTCGTCGAGGATCAGGTCGCCGGAGAAACCGCGCGCCGTGCGGGGATTGGCGGCCAGCACCTTCACCCCGGCCACCCGCCCGCCGACCTTGATCCGCACTTCGAACTGCATCGTCTCGAATTCGATGCCGCTCAAATCCGCGGGGATGGCATCGGCCTCGAACGCGATCCGCGCCAGCTCGCACACTTCCTTCACCTTGCCGATGAACTCGACGCCATTGTCCTTCGAGTTCGAGAGCACCGTGACCAGGCGGCCCGGCTTGGTCAGCAGCCGCTTCACCGCCCACGCGGCGAGCACGTAACTCTTGCCGATCTGGCGCGACCAATGGAGGCACAGGACGCCTGTGTCGTCGTCCCAGAAGATCGGCTCCTGAAACGGCTTGAAGCTGACCAGCGAAGTCAGCCGCGCGAACTCCGCCGTCGCCTTGCTCTGCGCCTTCGCGTCCTTGCGCGAGGACTTCGAAGACGCCCGCGCCGCCGTGCGCTTTTGCTGTCGGGTGGGCGTCGTCACGGCACGACCTCCTTCGCCGTTTTCACATGCGCGGGGCGATCGCCGAAGAGCACCTTGATGGCGCGTTCGCGCTTCTCGGTATCATCGAGTTTGCTCGCGTTGATCTCCTGTAACTCGGCTGCGTGGGCGAGTGCGGCCTTCGCGGCGTCGAATTGAAACTTGTCGCGCTGCGTCTGCGCGGCCTCCACGTCGGCATCCGCCTTTTTGTTTTTGGCGAAGGCTTCGACGAGCGTCGCGAGATTCATTGCCGCCGCCTTGATCGCAGCGGGGCTCTGCGCGAGCTGCGCATCGAGCAGGTCCTGCGAAAGCAGCGCGATGTTTGCCTCGGTGAGATGGGCCACGTCGCCGAAATCCTGCGCGACGGTCCGGGCGTGTTCATCGGCGGCGGCCAGTTCCTCGAGCCGCGCCTGGAACGCTTCCTCCTGCCGGCGGCGCGCCAGCCACGCGCTCAGCCGCGTGTCGCTGATCTCCACGTCGAACTCCGCCCGCAGCCACGAGATCGTCGCCTTGAGACTGTTCTTCGCCGCGTTGCCCTGCGCGTACACGGCGTCCTGCTGTTCGGGGGTGAGCCCGTCCAGAATGGAATCGCTGCGGAGTTTGCGGCCGGACATCGCGTTTAGGCAGAGGGTTCCGAGAGGGCGTCTTCGCCGGCCGCCGTAAGCCGCCACACGGTCAGCGCCTTGCCGATCGCGCGGGGCATTTCCTGTTTCGTGACGAGTTGCTTGTCGCCGAGATAGGTGAGCGCCTCGCGCACGTCATCCGCACCGGGGCCGGTGTAACCGCGCGCGCGCACCATCTGGAGCAGCTGCTCCACGCTCTGCCCATTGTGCCGCGCCGCGCGCAGGGTGAGCAGGATCGTCATCCGCAAAATTTCTTTGTCCGCGTCCGTCATGATTCGTCCTCCTGCACATTGAGCGCGCCGGCGATGCGGTTGACGGTGGCGGTGACACCCGCCAGCCCCTCTTCCATGCGTTCGAGGCGATGTCCGTTTTCGCTCCGCAACGTCGCCACCTGCGTCACCTCGCGCTGCATGGTGTGCAGATCGGTGGCGATGCGCTGGATCGCCGCGTCGGTGGATTGCTCGACGCGCAGGACCGCGTCCTTGTATTCGCGCTCGATCCGGGCGTGTTCGTTCCGGTTGATTTCCGCGTGCGTGTTGAAATTGGCGCGGGGCACCGGCTCAGTTGCCTCCTTGACCATGAATGGCTGCGGTCCCACGTACTGCTCCGGCGGATGCTGCTGCGCGCTCAGTTCCATGCGGACCTGCGCGACGATGCCCGAGATCACTTCCTTCTTCGCCGCGTTGAGCTTGAGGAACAGCGTTGCGGCAGTGCCGAGCATGACCAGGAACGCGCCGATCTCCAGCGCGCCGGGATTGTCGACAGTGGCGAGGAAGGTCATACGGCGGCGCCGAGCAGCATTTCGCCGGTGGAAGCCGCACGCGGGAGGGAGGCGGCGGCTGGGTGCGCCGCCTCCCCGGTTGGCGTGGGCGCGGATGAAAGAGGGTCGGCAGCGGGCTCGGTCGGCGTGAACACGACCGCCTTCGCCGGATCGTATGGAGCGGCGCAGCTTTCGAAGCAAAGCAGCCGGAGCAGTCCGAGGGTGAGCAGCCGGGTGAACCAGACCTGCTCCTGCGGCTCGAGCGCGTGGCCGAGGAGGATGCGCTCGACGAGGTGCGCGGGGGAGACCACTGGCGGCTGCATCCATGCACCGCCTTCGACGCGATGCCCCGGCCCCGGCGGCACCGGCCCGAGCGGGCGGGCGAGTTCGTCGATGAGCGCGACGAGTGCGGGCGACATCATACTCATTTTGGAAACCGCATGCGAAAGCCGCGGACCCGCGAATACCCCGTGATGCTCACGCACACGCTGTCCGCCTGGTTGCCACCGAGGATGGCGAGGTTGTCCGCGTCCCAGCCGACCACGTTCGAAACGTGGTTGCCGCCGGGCCGGCTGAAGACGACCACGCAACCATAGACCGGCTTGGCAATCGGGGTGCCCCAATCGAGCCACGAGGCGGCGGCGGCGCTGTTCGTCTTCGGCACGCCGACCACATCCATGACAAAGTTTTCAAATGCGGAACACCACGCCACCTCGTCGTCGCTCGCCCTGAGCGAGGTGTGCCGGTGGTATTCCAACACGCGAGGGTTGTCCGCCGCGCCCGCGTATTCGGTCACGCCCAGTTCCCGCTCTGCCGCGAGCAGCCACGGCGGCACATACACGCCCCGGCTCCGCTGCCACGCATCGGTGGCGAGCTGCGTCTTGCGCCCCCAGTCGCCGTCGATCGCGCCGGGATTGAATCCGGCGGCGAGAATCGTGCGCTGGTGCGCGGTGACGAAGGCACTCATGCTCAGCGGCCCGCCAGTCGCCCGTTAGTGACCACGAAAGGATTTTCCGACAGAACCACCAGCTCGGGCTGCGCGCCGAGCGCGGCGAGATCGTCGCCGGTGACCTCGGGAAGGATCACGCGGCCCTCGTGATAGAGCGGCTCAAGCCACGAAGCGTAAGAATTCCCGGAGAGGGAAGGCTCCCCGGAAAGACGATATTCACCCCTTCCGGTGGCGGGCGCCTGTAACCCGCGTGGGCGCATGGGTAGGCTGGTTCCGGGAGAGGGAATTGAACCCCCGACCTCTTGGTTATGAGCCAAGCGAGCTGCCACTGCTCCATCCCGGGTTTGAAAAAAAACGGGGCTGGCACTCGGCGCCGGACGGCTGCGGTTGCTGGCGATGACCAAGCCCCTTTCTCGGGTAGGGCAGTCCCGCGCGCCGCTTGGGCGCAGAACCCCATTGTCGTCATCGCCACTCGGCCGCTCACCGCCGGCGTTGCTGCCAGCCCCTCTCGTGGTGTGGGTATTTTGTGCGAGCGGCTGGACGGACTTTCCGTCGTGCCGGTCGCGAAAGTGAATGGTGCCGGTGACCCCGCCGCCCGTCGCCGAGACGCCGACCGACTCGACGCTGCCGCAGCCGGAGACGAGGAGCAGGCAGAGCAGCGCGATGAGGCCGAGGAAGGCGCAGTGCGACGGGCGCGGCGAAGGGCCGCAACCCGCCGCGATTGCGCCGCCCGGCACAAAGGAAGCGGGGGAAAACGACAGACAGGGCGGTTGCATGGCGACTGCTTTGCCCCGCCCTCGCGGGCTGTGAAAGGGAACCGGTCGGCGAGCTGCCGCCGCTCAATATGCTTGTCTCGTTTCGCCGCCTTGTTCTCCGAATTCGCAAGAACACCACCCGCGTTCTTGGCCAGCATTTTCAGCGGCGACACTTCGCCGCTTTCCGCCGTTGCGCTTTGAAGCTGGGCGTGGCCGGTGAATCCCGCCCACCAAAAGTGCCACCGTGTCACTTTTGCCGCCCTCCGATCCCTCGCATGTTTTTCGTCCGCCCACTCCCTTTCGAGGAAGCCCTCAACCGGCTCGGCGACCGTTCGCCCATCGGCTCGGTGCTCCGATCCGCGGATTGGCTGGGCGTGCCGGTCGGTCTGCGCGACCGGGGATTTTTCTCGGCCACGGTGGAGAGCATCCGCTTCCTCCAGCGAGCGGCGGACGAGCTGCTGGATTTCCTGAGCGGCGCCCGCGCGGTGAACGAGCGCGGCGAGAGCTATCTAAAGACGGGCGGACGCGCCCAGTTCATCGAGCGGATGCAGGAGTTCGCGATTCGCGAAGGCATGGGGCCACTCGACCCGGAAGACGCCGGGACGATCCGCGACATCCGCAGCGAATCGCGGCTCCGCCTGATCTTCGATACGCAGGTGAAGGCGGCGCAGGATTTCGGCTACTGGAAGCAGGGGATGGACCCAGACGTTCTGGATGCCTTTCCCGCGCAGCGTTTCATCCGCGTGCAGGACGTGAAGGTACCCCGCGATTATCACGAGGAGGCGCTCGGCACGGTGCGGCTCAAATCCGATCTCGATTACTGGATGAGCCTGAACCGCGACTTCGGCGTGCCGCATGGGCCGTGGGGGTTCAATAGCGGCTGCGATGTCGAGGACGTGGGCCGCGAGGAAACCGAGGATCGCGGCCTGCTCAAGCCCGGCGAGGAAGTGCGCCCGGTCGCGGGCGAATTCAACGACCGGCTCGAGGCCAGCACGCGAGGCCTCAAGCCCCGGCTGCTCCGCGCGCTGGAGACCATCTTCGGCGACCAGGCAGTGATTGATGGTGACGCCGTGCGCTGGCGCGGGCGTCAGCTCGCCGCACCCTCCCTGCCACCAGCGCCCGCCGTGCCGGTGCCTCCGATCGGGGCGGGACTGCGCACCGAGCCGACCCGGGCCACGGCGGAGGAAGCGGAGCTGGTCAACCTACCCCGCGAGCGGGCCGTGATCTATGACGGCGAGGGCCGGCTGCTTTTCACCCAGGAAGCCCCCACCTTCGATGGCCGCCGGGTGATCTTCGACGACGATCAACTGGCGCAACTGCCGGGAAGCGTGGTGTCGCACAACCACCCGGGCGGCAACGCCTTTTCCCCCGCCGACCTGCTCTTCGCCAAAGATCACGATCTCGCCGAGTTGCGCGTGCTCGCCCCCGATTACGAGGGCGGCGCGAAGCTGCACCGCCTGCTTCGCCCGGAAGGCGGCTGGACGCTGCATCGTGACCGGCTGCTCGACCTCGCTGGCGAATTCGGACCCGTGGCCGATGAACGTGCCGCACACTGGGCGCACGAGCGCGGCCTGCCCGCCGCTGCCGCGCAGGCTCGGGCGCTGGAGGAGTTCTGGCGGCTGTTGCAGGATCGCGAAGAACCGTTAATCTACGAGGCGCACCGGCTATGAACGACACCCCGAAACCGAAAACCGCCACGCTCGACGATCGCGAGACGTGGGCGGATTTTCGCGCCGAGGCGGAGCAGCGGAAGCGCGAGAAGGCGAGCGCGAATCAGGAAACGGCGCATGCAGATCAGACGCGTCCGCCTGCGGCATCGCGGGACGTTTGATCCGGCCGCAACGCGCGTCGGTGGGCGTCCATCCGCTTCGGGACCGCAAGACGATTCAGGGGCGCAGGGCATCCGGTGTGCTATGGCTCACCGGAACTTTGTCCTTGAATATGTCCGCTTCGTCCGCAATCTCTCCCCCCGGTCATCCCGACCGGACCCGCTCATGCCCAACCAAGACGCCGCCCTGCCCGAGGTGAAAGCCTCCTCCCGTTTCGAGCACATCGCCGGGGAGCTGCTTGCCGTGGAGGCTGCCCTGCGCAAGATCATTCCCGCCGATCTCGAGCAGCGCCTGCTCGCCCAGATTCCGCAGTGGTTCCTCGTCATCCGGCTCTTCAAGGACATCGAGATTTCCTACACGTGCCTGGCCGATCGCTCGGCCCTCGAGCCGAAGTACCGCGCGGCCCTCACCTCGATCATGGCGCTGGGCGACAATATCGTGGCTGCGCTGGCTGATCGCCCTGAGCTGGACCTTTCCCCCATCGACACCTCCCGCGAAATCGTGGCGGCCAATCTTCGCTACCTGCGGGACAAATACGAGCAGTGGTTCGTCGCCCACGACGAAGCCTGGCTGGAGGCTGTGTCGGCGGAGATTGAGCATGCACGGGCCACAGCTGATTGAGCGGATTCTCCAGATCAAACTTCAGATCGAGCATGCGCCCCCGGAGGAATGCGCGGCCCTCTACGCCGAGCTGGACGCGCAGATCGCGCACCTCGAGCTGATCGCGAAATCCACCCGCGCCCGGATCGTCGCAGTCGCCAATCAGCGCTTCCCCGCTTACGTGAAGCTGCACTGCGGGAAGTAGAGCGCCGACCCGGGGACCGCTACCTTTTCTTCAACGTATCGAGCCGGGAGGGCTTTTGGGGATTCATCGGATCTCGCGCGCCCCACCGGGCACTGAGCGAGTCGGGGCGCTTTTCCTCCAGCTTTCCCCTCTCCATTCCGGGGTGCAGCGTGCCGTTCTCGAGCAGCGCGGCCAGCGCGGGTTCACTGGCCCGGGACATAATCACCTTGCTCGTATTCGGGTCTTCCACCGCCACGACCCAGCCGTCGATTTTGTCGCCGGAGGTCGAGCGGTAGCGGGCAAGTTCCAGATTCAAATCGCTGCCCGTCACCTCACCGCTGCTGCTCACGAAGGAGTGACCCACCGAGCGATCGATCGTAAACTTTACAGCCTCTTCCTTGAGGAGTGAACGCCTGCCCCCGCCGACCGAGCTGCCGATCCAATACACGCGAGCGCCCACGGTTTCGGGCTGCTGCCCGAGCGTGCGAACGGAAATTTCGATGCGGCGGGAGCGCAGGTAATGTTTATCGTAGCTTCCCCACGAGGTCTTGAATTGGTCGTCCGTGGACGCGCTGGCGGCGCGGGGTTTCACTTCCAGCGACAGGCTGGAGCCCATCTGAGCGACGCAGGGCGATAACGACGCACCGACCAGAGCGAAGGGCGCGAGCAGGACGTGCAGGGATTTCATTTCAGTTCAATCTTTGGGAGGGTGGAAGATTTCCTTGAGGCGGTGTTCGATCCAGGTGCCGGAGCCATCGAGCGGGTTGTGGTGCTCGATTTCGGCGAGCGCTTTCTCCAGCTCGGCCGGGTTGTTCACCACGCCGGCCGTGAGCCAGTGTTTCCGCCGGAGCGCGTGATTGTAGAGGATGAGGCCGGAGATCAGCGCCGAGGCCCCGCCCTTGTAGCCGGCGTGCTCGGCATCTTCCTGTGCCCATTTCCAGAGGGTGGGATGGATGCGGATTCCGTGCGATTCCCAGCTCTTCGGTCCTTCAGTCATTTACAGAGATTTTGTGAATAACTCGGTCGTTGTGCAATGCAGATTCGAGGTTGAAGCAGGCCCGCGCCGGGTGTGAATAGTCGGTCATGAAGACCCCTGAATTGCGGCAGTTGCGAAAAGACCTGATCCTCATTTGGAGCCACCCCCTGAGTCCCGAGCGGGCGGAACTTGCCCGCCGCCTCGCGAAACTTTGCGCGCCTGCGCCAGCTTCCCAGCCAGGGTCGCGGCCACGGAACGCAGCACGTCGCGATCGGCTTCGCTGCCATGTTTGAGGACATATTCGAGCGAGTCCCGAAGCTCGGCAGGCGCGTCTTCGGCGATCCGCGCGGACTCGAAATCATCGATCGAAATTGGACGGTATTTCGCGATCTCGCCGGCGGTGTCGCCCCGCCCGTCGCGCAGCCATGGCAGAGAGATTCCGGTCCGTTGGGCCACGGCGCGAAGTTTCGATTCGAGGGCCGGACCGCCCGCCGCCCAGCTTCGCAGCGTCATGTCGGAGACTCCGCTCCATCGCGCCAACGGTTTGAACCCGCCGGCCTGAGCGCGGAGGAGTTCGATTCTGCCCTGAAGTGTCGTTGGGTCCGGTTTCATCCCTGCGGCGAAAATACACAGCGCAAAGTTTTGCGCAATTTTCTTGTTGCAGCCCGCAAGACCTTGCGCATAGTCTTGCGAACAGATGAAACAAGTCGCCCCACTCGCAGCCCGAAAAATCCGGGCGGATATGGCTCTCAGAGAGCTGACGCTCGAGGACGTGGCCGAGCTGCTGCGCAAGGCCGGCCAAAGCGGGTTTAGCGTTTCGATTCTCTCGCGGGTGCTGAATGGGCGCCCGGATTTCACCACCACGGAAAAGCTCCGGATCATCGCCGAGGCGGTCAAGGCGGCGACGATGCCGAAAGCGTCGAAAGAGGAGGTGGCGGCGTGAGCGAGTTTGCCACCCAGGCGGCTTTCGGAGTGCTCGTCAGGTCCACGCTGCATCGCCCCCTGTCTCTCGATGACCGGGCACGGGCACTGCACGCACTGGCGGAGCTCGCGGACCTCCACGGAATGCAGGATCACGTCGATGCCGCGATCGCCGCCGTGGAAGCAGTCAAGGCGCTGGATGCCGCCCAGCTTCGGCTTTTCGACCTTCAGGAGGTTCGCTCATGACCCTGCCCGATCTTCACCAGCGCATCGGCGGGCTGGCTCTCCGCCGGCGGATGACCCGCGCGGCCATCGTCACGGACGCGGGCGTGCCGGAGCGCACCTTCCGCGATGCCGTCACCGGCCGCACCACGCTCGACACCGCGACGGCGGCGCGGCTGCTCCCGCTCGTCGCCGCCGTGGTCGCGCCCGGCGAGCCGGTCGCCCTCACCCTCTACGTCCCCGGCGTTGCCACGCCCCTTCACCTCACCACCGCCCCACTATGACCCCCGCCGAGAAACACATCCACAAATCCCGCGCGACGCGGGTGCTGCCCTGCTCCGGCGGGTGCGGCGACGAGCTGCCGAATGCGGCGCCGGATTCCACGCGCTACACCTGCGCGCACTGCCTCACCACGGGGCGCGGCCGGCAGGTGCAGACGACGCTCCTACCCGACGAAGCGGAGGTGGTCTCGTGAACGCGACCACGTTCTCCGGGCCGGTGAAGACGCTCGACCTCGGGCGCATGCCGGCCTGCATGCCACTGGACGCCCAGCGCACCGCGCAGGTGGCGCACGAAGCGGCCCGGCTGGGCTACGACCTCGCGAAGCTGGAGATCGGCGGGCAGGTGATCTTCGTGGCGGCGCGGCTCAAGACCGGGCCGAAGCGGGAGACGCTGGCGCTGATCCGCCTCAAGGGGCTGCGCGCCGATCCCGCCCTGCCGATCCGCCCGGAGATTCAGCACATCGCCTCGAACTCATGAGCACGACCGCCGTCATTCCCCAGCTCGCGCCGGAAGTCCTCGCGCTGCCGCACAACCGTTTCCACGCGCAGGCCGTCCGCGCGGCGAATGAAGCCGCGCTTTGGTCGGCGCTGACCGGGATCGAGCTGCTCGCGATCAAAGGCACGATGAAGCACGGCGACTGGCAGGCGTGGGTCGCGGCGCACTGCGCCTTCAGCTACCGCACCGCCGCCCGCCACCTCGACTCCGGCCGGCTGGCATTGGCGGCACTGGAGACCAGCGCGCAACAGCCGAGCCTGGTCGGCCCGGCGGCGTTCGAGGCGGGCAAGGCGCGCATCGCCGAGCTGCTGGAGGGCGACGGCCTCGCCGAGCAGCGCGTGGCGCTGATCGCCGCGATCCGCCCACCGAAGCCGACGCCCGCGCCGCAGATCGAAGCGCCCGCGCCGAAGAAGCCCGCCAAACCGCGCCCGCCCGTGACCGAGCGCCCGCTCTTCTCGCCGAAGGCGCTGAACGTGGTGGTCGAACGCTGGCACCACACGCCGGAGCCCGTGCGCCACGCTTTCTACGACGCGAACCGCGCCGAAATTCTCGCCTACGCCGAGCGGATCAATTCCGAGACCGGCGAGGCCCTCGCCCTCGCTTCCTGACCATGAACGCCCTCGCCCTCACCGATCCTCTCGCCCTCCCGTCCGAAGCCCTGCTCGCCTCGCAATGGGCGCGGCTGCTTGGGATCAAGCACCAGGCGTTTCGCAAACAGTGCGCGGGGCTTTCGGAACTGCGCGGCGGCGGCGCTCGCCAGCTCAAGCAATACTTTGCCTTCGATCGCCTGCCGGCGACGTATCAGGAGCGGCTGCTCGCCGCGCGTGAGGAAGCGCACTGCCGGTCCTTCGTGGACATGCTCTCCGGGCCGAACTGGGCGCCGCCGAAAAAGATGGCGGAGACCACCGGCTACAACGAGGCGAAGGCGCAGCGGGTGTGGCAGGTCGTGGACCTCTACGAAGCGCTCCGCACGGCCGGCCGCCCGGCGGTGGAGTGCGAAGTGAAGGCCGTCGCCAAGTGGAAGGAGATCGCGCTTTTCGGATGGCGGCACGCGGAGGACTGGAAGCCGGATTTCCGCGATCTCCAGCCGGAGATCACCGATCGCACCCTGCGCAACTGGCTGGCGCGGGTGGAGGCGGCGGGCGGGCATGGCGTGGCGCCGCTGGAAGCCTACGGACACTTCCGCAGCACGGCGCACCACGCGGCCCGCGCCGATCGCAAGCTGGCGAAGCGGCTCGAACTCGGCGACGAAGCGCTGACCGCGCTGGCCGGCTGCATCCGCGAAAAGGCGGTGGAAGTGGAGCACGCCTCCGCCGTTTATCACGCGCTGCAAATCGAGTGGCAGAACCAGCGCGAGATTCCGGGCCTCGGCGTGCGGAAGAACGGCGCGATTTTCCCGCTCACCATGCAGCAGGTGAAGGCGATGATGCCGAGCACGCCCGCGCGACGGCTGGGCAGCCACGGCGAGGCGCGGTTCGCCCGCGAATGCGCGCCGTGGGTTCACCAGAGCGTCGAATCGCTGCGGCCCGGCGAGCTGCTGGTGCTCGACGACACGCGGATCAACCTGATCTGCACCGGCGACGTGAATCCCGGGACGCTGGTCGAGCTGAAGGCTTACATCCTCATGGACGTGGCCACGCGGCGCATCGTGGGCTTCACCATCAAGGACGGCCCCATCGGCAAGGAGGACGTGAGCGCGCTGCTCGCCCGCTACCTGCGCGGGATCGGCCTGCCCGCGAGCTACCCCACGCATCTGCTTTTCGAGCGCGGCACCATCGCCTGCTCCGACGCCGCCGAGACGCTGCTCCGCAGCATGTGGCCGGATCGCATCGTGATCCATCGCACCGGCATGGACGGGCGCAAGCGCAGCGCGGTCGCGGCGTTCTGGGAGGCAGGGAGCGGGCACTGGATGGGCAAGGCGTGGATCGAATCCTTCATGCGGACGATCGCGATTTTCAGCGAAGCGATGCCCGGCCAGCGTGGCTCGAAGTACGAGCTTCAGCCCGCGCACCTCGGGCTGATCGGGCGCCATCGCGAAACCGGCGCGCTGAAATACGACAAGGCTCCGATGGGCCGGGACGGCGACGGCAACCCGCGCAGCCTCGGCACCACCACGCGGATGCACGACGCCGCGCTGACCGGTATCGCCGAGCAGGCGCTGCGCTGGCTGGACGGCAATCCCGCCGATCCGCGCCCGCGCCTGAATTACCAGCCGCTCCTGCCGAAGAGCATCGTGATCCAGCGCCTCGCCGAAGTGGTCGCCTACTACAACTCGACCAACGAACACCGCCGGCAGGGTCTGCCCCGGATCAAGATGCAGAACGCGCTGAGCAACTGGGTCGATGCCGGCGAATCCGCGGACGATGCCTGGACGCGGCTCTCTACCGTGGCCGCCTTCGAGCGCGTGGCACCGCAGGATGCGGCCCGGCTGCTGAAATGGCGCGGCACCACGGCGACCGTGTATGGCGAGAGCGGCGTCACCATCGACGTGAGCCCGTGGAAGGCGCTGCAATTCTGGAAGCCGGATTCCCTCGCGTGTCATCAGGCGAATCAGCTCGTGACCATGAGCAAGAAGGTCGTCGCCCTTTACGACGCGGAGGCTTTCCGCACCTGGCGGCCGGGCAGCGATGCGCCGCTCGAGCTGCACATCATGACCGACGCGAGCCCGACGTGGAAACCCGGCGACCCCGCCCGGTATCTCGAGACGCTCCCGCTCGCGCGTCTCCCCGAGCGCAACGACGCGCAGGCCATGGCCGAGGCTCGGGCCGAAAAGCAGCGCGCGATCAACCGGCTCAAGCTCGAGCTGGGGCAGGCCGTGGGGCCGCGCGCCGCGCGCGATCTCGCCGCGATGACCGAGGACGAGAACCAGCTCCGGGGCGTGATCGTGAAGATGGAGGAGCATCGCGGCCAGCTCGCCGAAAGCCAGCTCGGGCGCGACGTGAGCGAGCGCCGCGAGGAACCCGCCATCACCCGCGCCGCGCAACGCGACGAAGCGACCAGCGAACTCGACGCCGCGCTCGCCGATCTCCGCGACTGACCCTTTCCACCAAACCCAAGCCCGCCCGCACACATGTCCACCACCCGCACTCGCCCCGAAGGCGCCGACCGCGCGCCCGAAAGCTACCTCTCCTCCCCGCAGCTTGCGGGGATCAATATCAACCTCTCGATCATCGCGCAGACGGCGCGGATCGCACCGGAACGCCAGCGCCATGCGATGCTCTGGCTCGGCAATCTCGCCGCGAACTGGCCGCGCATTTCGCTCGTGTGGGAACGGCGCGGGATGCTCCCGCCGATCGCCGCGATCGGGCGCATGACCGCCGACGCATTGGCCGGCGAGCTCGGCCTGCAAGTGCGCGACGTGCGCGAGGCGCTCACCGATCCGGGTTACGATCACGCGCTCTTCACGCCCGCCGTGGAGAAGCTGCGGGCGCGCTTCGAAGCCGCGCTGCCGCCGCTGGCCGAGACCGAGCCGAAGCGGATCGTGGACCAGGCATTCGCCTACCTCGGGCGGATGAAGAAGCTCGGCGGCGTGGAAGGCAAATGGCGCGCGGGCAAGACGGAGAGCGCGGAAGACTGCTGGCTGCGCAACCTGCACAACACGCTGTGGATCGACACGCCGAGCGACACGCCCGAGCGCTCGCTGGTCGCCCGCGTGGGCGCGGCGCTCGGCATCGGCGTGGGCAGCGGGACGAAGAATTGCGTGATCCGCGAGAAGGTGCCAGGCGCGCTCGGTCGCGGGCTGATCGAGCGGATCATCTTCGACGAGGCGCACTTCCTCATGCCGCCCGAGCCGGACATGAAGCCGGTGCGGCTGGAGTGGGTGCGCGAGCTGTGTGGCATCCGCAGCGTCTCCGCGATGCTGCTCGTCACCAAGCAATTTGCCGATGCCATGCAAAAGGCGATGGCGGTGAACACCACCTGGGCGCCCGGCCAGCTCATCGGCCGCATGCCCTATTGGGAATTGCCCGACGCGCTGAGCGACGAGGACATCGGCGCGATCGTGAAGACGCACGCGCCCAAGGCGAGCGAACCGGCGGTGCGCGCCTTCGTGGCCTTCGCGAAGTCGAGCGAGGGTTACGTGGGTGCGATGGTGAACGCGATCCAGCTCGCCATCGACGCGGGCGGCGCGGACGGCATCACGAACACAGCAGCCGCCGCCGCGATCGAGCAGCAGAAGAAGCTGAACCGCTTCGCTGCGCTGGCGGTGCTGCGAGCGCCGCGAGGGCGGGGGAAACGCAAGGTGCTGACGCTGGAAGGGAGGGCCGCGTGATGGAGAAAAAAGAATCACTGGTGGTCCGCCACGTCGGCGACATTTACCGCCACGCCAACTCGGGCAAGGGCCATTCGTGGCGCATTCTCAACGGCGCGCTGAGCGATGCGTTGCGGCTGTGCATCACGGCGCATTTGCGGTTTCAGCTCGACGACTTCCACACGATCTATAGGCAGTTTCAGGGCGGGTATTGGTTCGGCACGGATGGCGACGGCAAAGGCTCGGGGACTTCCCTCTACAGCATCGCGGTCGATTGCGGGAACATGAGCGCGTGTCTCGCTTTCGAGGCATGGCGCACGTTCGATCCGTGGCTCTACATGGGCCGCCGACTGGCCGTGGCGGGCATGCCTTACAACTCCACGGCCGGCGAGCTCTGGTGGCTCACGTCGGAGCCAGCGGAAATCATCGCCGCGATCGGAACGAAGACCACGGAGCTGCAAGTCTTGGAAAAGATCGAACGGAATCCGTACGCAGAGCGCTGGTGGGTGACCGGTTTCAACGCCGACACCCTGCGCCTTGCGAACTACGTGACGGAGAACAATCCCGCCGGTCACCGCGACGGGAAGCCGGTCAAGTTGATGCAGCTCACGCACGACGATCTCGAAGCGCGGAGCAAAGCGATCCGCGCCGCGATCAAAGCTGCGCGGCCCAAAAAAGAGAAAGGGGTGGCGGCATGAGAACGGTCAACGGCAACCGCATCGAGTCGCTGCTCAACGGGCACTGGGGCGAGGAGAACGCCATCTCGGCGCCGGACATCGGGCTGGCGCTGGGGTTGCCTGAGCGCGAGGTGCGGAAGATCATCGCCACGGAGTTTCGCGAATGGATCGCAGGGCGCGGGCTGGCCATCGGGCTCTCGGGCGTCGGCTTCTTTTTTATGACCGACGCCGAACAGGCGATGCGCAAACAGCTCTCGCTGCTTTCGCTCGAGCTGGAGGCGAAGTGCAAGCGGCGCGATTTCCAAAACGGGATGCGCCTCGCCGGCCTCGGCGGACTGGTCACCGACAAGATCCCGGAGACCTTCGCGAACGCCTCGCAGCCAAACCAAATGGAGGACCGGAAACGGGCATGAGAAAGGCGCGCCGCACCGTATCGCTGCCGAACCCGCTCCGCGAGTGGGTGGAAGTGCAGGCCGACGCGAATGGCATCAGCGTGAATGCCTACGTGACCGCGCTGGTCCTCGCCCGCAAGGAGCAGCAGCAGCCGGCGATGATCGCCGCCCACGAGCGGCACGAGGCCGCGTTGCGCGGAGTGGAGTCGGCGATTGCCGAAATGTTCGGGCAATACACGTTGCGTCCGGACGTCTCGGAAAATCAAAAGCGGCGGCTCATGGATACTTTCGTGCGGTTCAGCAACACGCTGGACGGGAAGGAGGCGGCATGATCGGCCTCGGCAACTCCCTGGCCAACCTGCGCCCGATCACTGGGCCGCTACCCTTCGAGGCGTGGCTGTGGCGGGATGGCCGCGAGCGGCGCCGGGCCTTCGGTTCGCTGGAAGCGGCGAAGCTCTGGCTGCTCGACCAGGACGCCGCGAGCGATGAAGAATACGGCGTGCGCTGCCAGGGGGAAATCCTGCTCTTCAGCGAAGCGATCCGCGAGCGCCTGCGCGCGGCGGCGCTCGATCACTGTGTCTTTTGCCAGTCGCCGCATCCCGTGGTCTGCGATGCCGAGCACGGGCCGCTCTGCGACGACTGCCTCGACGGCCTCGCCGATGGCGAGGAGCAGCTCGATGCCGTGGCCTGCCTCTTCGACTCGATCAATTTCGAACCCTGAAACCCCAACCCGTCATGCCCAAAAAACTGAAATCCAAGAACACCGTCGCCGTCGTCATTTCCAGCGAGGAAGCGATGATCGCCATGCTCAATCGCTACTGCGAGTTGAGTCTCCACCTCGAAGCCGCCAAGGCCGCGCACGAAGCGATGATCGCCGGGCTCAATACCCGGCACGACGAGGAGCAGCAATCCGATCGCGACGAGCTGGCCATGCTGGAAAGCAGCATCCAGCTTTTCGCGGTCAACCACCGGGCGGCGCTCTTTCCCGACGCGAAGAAGAAGTCGAAGGAGTTCACCAACGCGGTGCTCGGCTTCCGCGACGATCCGCCCGCCGTGGCCGCGCTGATCAAGGGCGAGAAGGACGGCACGATCGCGCTGCGCCTCTCGCAGCTCCCGTGGGGCGATCCGTACTGGGACGCCGATCCGAAGCTGAACAAGAAGCAGCTCCTCGCCGATCGCGAGAACCTCACGCCCGCGCAGCTCGCCGAGGCGGGGATCACCTTCAAGCAGGAGGAGAAATTCTTCATCACGCCCAAGGCCGGCAGTGCGCCCCGCGTGAGCAAGGACACGGCGGAGGTGGCCGCATGAACGCGCCGGCCCACCCCTCCACACCCGCGCAACGGCTCGCGGCTTATCAGCGCGCGGCGGCGTGGCGCATCCGCTGGTTTGTCGCGGGGGTGATCGCCCTTGCGCTGCTCATCGCCTACGCGGCGAAGGCCGAGGCGCGCGACTACCCGTGCGAAGTGATCCGCGCGATCGACGGCGACACGGTGGTGGTGAACATCGACCTCGGTCTGCACGTCGCGGCGAATCTGATCCACGTCCGGCTCGCGAACGCCAACGCGCCGGAGCGCGGCAACGAAGCCGGCGAGGCGGCGCGCAAGTGGATGGTCGCCTTCGCCGCCGGCAAGAAGGGTGTGCTGCACACCACGGACGGCAAGGAGTTCGACAAATACGGGCGCGTGCTCGCCCGGCTGGAGATCGCCGGCGTGGACGCGGGCGAAGCGCTGATTGAGAGCGGCAACGGCCACGGCGGACCGGGCCGCAAAGACCCAGCGCCATGAATCTCTCCGAAGCCCAACTGCGCCCGCTCTGGACGCTGCTCGCCGCCGCGTGGGCCGCGCACTGCCGCACCAGCGGCGAGCGCGTGACCGACTCGAAGGCGAAGGAAGCATGGCGGCGCGAGACGCTCCGGCGCGAGACGGGCTTCGACTCACTGACGCGGCTGCCGCGCGCCGGGCGGCATTACGTCACCTTCATGGCCGCGCTGGAGGTGATCGCGGCCAATGGCGTCCGCTGGCAGCTCGCCCTGCACGGCGCGGACGCGCGGCCCTACCATCACGCGATCACGAAGCTAATCGAGGACCACGGGCTCGCGGAAGAATACGTGGAGGGCATCGTCTGCACCGTGCTGCGTTGCGAGCGCGAAACCCTGCCCGGCTGGGGCGCGATGACCGTGGAGCAGCTCGCTCACATCCTCGGCGCGCTGAAGCGCACCTGCGCCAGCCCGAAATTCACACGGGAGGTGGCGGCGTGATCACGCGGTTAGCGATAAAGCGCCACGTCTTCACGGCGGGCATCGTGGAGAATGATCTGGAGCAGGCTGCCCCGGCGATTGAGCACGCGCAGCTCGAGCAGGTGGCCGGCGTGGGCGCGTTGCAATGCGTAGCAGGCGGCATTGAAGGCACTGGTGTGCCACGCCCCGTGGTCGCGCGGATGCTCGAGCAGATTCCAGCCCCGGCCATCAGCGCGCTCGCGAATCTCGCGGCTGAAATCGGCCGGGGTTCGCAGATCGGGAACGGACAGTTCAGCAGTGACGACGAGGAGCATCGTGTCGCTGGGGACGGTGACCCGCGCAGAAGCGTCGAGCGCATCGGCGGCGGTTCCCGCGAACCGATCGGCTCCATCCGGCAAGGCCAGTTCGATACCGGCGCGGCCCGACGCGTGAGCAAGGAATTTCCAGAGGGCGGACATCATCACTCCAGCGGATTCCGGTACGGCTGCGGTAAGTCAGGCGGCGGCGTGAGATACCTCAATCTTCAGCCTTGCTGGTTGGTTGCCCGGGAGTGCTTTCCCGCTGCTGCTTTGCGTTCTGTATGGCATCTTCCAACACTTTCTTTTCCGCCATTCCCAGCCAGAGCTGATCCCGGAAGCTTCGCACTGCGCTTCTGCCGCCTGCCCAAAGGGGCATTATGCCCGCCAACGTCGCGATCAAAGCGAGCGGATAAAAACCAATCTGCAAGGCCACCCCTGCGGCGACGAACATCAGCAGCGCAAACTGGAGAAGAATACCGGCGGCTCCGCGCAGCGTCAAAATCCAAAACTCCTGGCGTCGTCTCTCTTCCAGAGAATTTCTCAGGAATTCGATCTGTTTCTCCATCTCCTTCGTGTGCGCGGCGGAACGCGAAAGAGACCACTTCTTCAACCGCCCGGTTGAAGCATCAATCAACGTCCGCGCATACGAACCGGCCACATCAAGAAGAACGCCAACGATCACCACGCCGATCCACCACTGTGGTTTGTGTAGATCGGCTAGAAATTGTTCCATCTATGCAACGGCAGCACTTCGGGATTTTGAGGTCAACCCTGGAGGTTTCAGCGTGAACGCCCTGACAATCATCGCCGAGATCGCGGAGAGG